CTAACAAAAGGAACTCCATCTTGCTCTTTATCCATTTTTGCAGCCATGACTCTTCCGATTGGCTCAGTGTTAAGATCATGATTTAAAATAATAGGCTTAGGGTAAGGTTCTACCCATGAATTTAAAGCCTTTTCTAATTCAACGGCTGAATAATTATTATAATTTCCAGTTAGTCCGTTCGTGTATGGCTGCTACTTCGATTATAAGACCATTTTTAAAATCAGATGATTCAGAAAAATTAAAATCTGATTCTGTAATTTTTGGAAGCTCTATGGTAAAGTTTTCCGTAAATTCAAAAGCCATGTCTATCTCCGATTTTTAAAACCATAGTTATAGTAATATATTTTATATGATTAAACACATTTATGCAAGCTGTAGTTAAAATTTATATAAAAGATTAATTTTTTCCTTTAAAAACAAGGCTATTTCTTTCATCGCCTTGTGATAAAAACTTTTTTAATTCTTCTCTACCCATTATATGGGGAGTATATATGTATGAAGCGCAGTATAGGTTAAATCCTTTATCCTTGCAGTCTGCGCTCCAACCTAAGTCTTCGCCTTGTGGGTGAAACTTGTATCTAGAATTATTATAAACTTCTTTAGACATTAATTTTGCTGCCATTATTATATCTGCTTTAAAAAAGTCGCCTATAGGATATTCTGCTTCTCTATATGCTTTTTCTCCACCAGATTCATGCCATGACATTACACTTGGATACTGAACTCCAAATGGAGTCATATACATAAGAGTATTTACTGCGTCTGCTTTACCGGACAATATATGACTCATTAGTAAATCTAACGTATTTGGATTTGTTAATAATATATCTGAATCTAAGCTATAATAAAAATCTGGTTGTATTTTTTTAGCTTTATCTAAAAGAGAGTTTCTCATAGAAACCATATTTTCATATTTAGAAAATGTCCATCTTCTTGAACCTTCATCGTGAGAATGATGAGTCAAATCGTCTCTAATTTCTAAATCAAATATATCTATCTTTGGATGAGCTTTTTTCCATTTAATTAAAAAATCAAATGTTTCTTTATCATCTTTACCAAGTTCAAATATAAAACCAATATTATCTATTCCATAAGTTTGCTTTTCTATGCAGGCAAACCAATATGGAAGTATCCAATCTCTTTTATATACAGGGCAACCTATTAGAAGCATTAGGCCTCTTCTGTTTTTGTTTGGCTTTCTTCTACTGAAGTTTTCTTTTGTTTAGCTTTTGGTTTTTCTTCTACTATTTCTTTTTGGATAGAAGTTTCCTGTTGATCATTTTCAACTTCAACTTTATTAGTTGATAATTCTTCCTGCTTGATTTGCTCTTCTACTGAAGAAGTTTCTTCTTCATCATCTGAATTTAAGAATTCTTCAATCGCATCTAGTTTATATTTCATTTCTTCAATTACAGGCAGAAGTTCTGCTAAAACATCTAAAAATCTAGTATCAGCTAAACGAAACTGTCCATTTGCAACAGCTTCTTCTAATAAATCTAGTGTCTCTTCTTTAACTATCATTTATTTATTCTCCAATTTTATCATTTTCTTCTACATAATTATACTCTGGTTCAAGTAACTTTTCAACCGTTACAAGCCATGACATGTCATCTGATCTTCTAATATTTGGTGAACTAGATCTACCATTTTGATTCTGCGGCCTACTTGAATTTCCTACTCCTTTTCTAGAAGATGGAAGATTTCTTTGACCTTTAGTAGCTGGCTGTTGACCGTCTGAACTTTTTGGAGAAGAAGTTTTTGATGTTAATTCTGCTTGATTTTTAGCCATATCCATTTGAAGCTGTGCTTGCATATGACCAAATAGTCTATCTTCTTCCACATTTGTATCTAAGCTTAACATCAATCTAGCTTCGTCTATTGTTATAAGATTGTTTACAAACTTTTGAATAATATGATTTTCTTTTTTAACTTGAGTATCAACATCTATTTCCTTAAACCTCATAAAGCATCTGTCAGACACAGTTGCATCCATTGGATTTTCTAGTGGATCATAACCACCCTCAAATAATAGTTCATTAAATATAAATATTCTTACCATTTCAGAGAATTGCTTTTGAAGCTGCTTAACTCTATCGTAAAGCGCAACATCTAATCTATCTGTAACTGATCTATTTCCACCATTCATACTCATACCTAAATGATGTGGGGCTACACCCAATCCAACTGAAACTCTTTCCTTAAAGTGATTTAAGTACTCGGAAGCATCGAGAGCTGTGTTATTAGCTCCTATAACATCTACACTGTGTCTATAGGGTAGTATTAATCCACCTTCTGCTCTAAGATTTTCTATCTCTGCTGCTGCGCGTGTTATTTCTTCCGGTTCAGCTGGTTGTTCTGCTGTACCTATTGTATATTTATAAAGAGGAAATAATTCTCTATGTACTAAATTTTGTATATCCTCTTCCATCTGCCTAAGAGCTATAACGTCGTCTAGCACTGTTGATAAAAATGGAGTACCAAAAGCTCTACCTGGTTTTTTATCAAAGTACATATGGATTACTCTCTCTGCTGACCATACTGGGTCTTTATCGTTTGGAGAGTATGTTAGTGGATCAGTTGCCTGCTGATAGGCCTTTGGTCTATTTTGTTTATCTCTTAAGATATAAGTTTGTTCTGTTGGAATAAGATAATAACCAGCTATAGGCTCAGTGTTAGATATTGGATTTAACTTATCTGGAAAATAAGACCCAATATCTGCTCTAGCTTTAACAATAAATACGTTAGAGTATTTTATTAATTGATCTGATAATTCTATCAAAAATTCAGAAAAAGGTTTCTTCATGGTCATTTCCATGAAGTCTATTCTTCTGTAAAGATATGAAATAGCTTCAGGATTTTCTCCTACTATTTCCCATCCCTCTTTCCAAAATAATTCTTTATGCTTAGCTATAGCTTGACGAACATATCCATCTGTGTCAAATGCTTGAGTAATTCTATTAAAGTCATAAGGAGATGGCTCAAATGCTGCCCTAGTGTCATAATAATACGAAGAACCACGAAACCCTAGAGCAAGAGCAGCTATCTTAATGCTCCTGCCAAGGGCTTTAATGTCGTCTTGTTTTAATGTTTTTTCCTCTAAAGCAGAAACTTGGTTTCTGGCAAAAGGAAGATATGATCTAATAGCCATCTACGCACCTTTTGTGATTATGTTATTTATATAGTAGCTATAAATGGCAAATTACTTAGTGGATTCTGTTAATCCTGCCATTTCAAAGGCTTTTTTCATTATTAAGTTCTTTACAGACTCAAGCCAAAAAATTGTTTCTGGCTCAGAAAAATCGCTTTTATACTGAAGGTTCTGTTCAGATACTTTAATAGTAATTGTTGCTTCTTTATTTTGTTCAGGTGTTTCATTGACATCGGACATTAGAAATCATCTTTCTCTTTTTGTTTTGGGTTTGTTTCATTTGTTAAAGTATTTATATGATTAGTTAGATGTTTTATTGTAGCTTCTTTTATGATTAATTCAGAATTAAGCTGAGCTAATCTATCTTGAAAAGCTTGCAGTATTAAATTAACATCTAAATTTGAATTATTATCCATAACAATGAATTATAACACTTTAGATTCTAAGGTTGCAACTTTTTGTGACAATTCTTGAATTGATTTTATAATAGGTGCTATAAATTTTATATAAACTAATGATTGTTCAGAATCTGGATCATCTGGGTTGGCAAGTGCCCAACCGCTAAAATCTCCTGGATTAATACCACTATCTTCAAGTGCAATGTATACTTCTTGAGCTATTAGTCCATAGTGAATTCTTTTTCCTGGTGTTGAATTATATATTGGTTCTCCGTCTTCTTTTCTTAAAATTTCAGGTTCGCCAGTATCTCCTTCTTCTTGAGGAATTTCTATTGGATATTTTTTGCTTATATTTTTATAATAAGAAACAGGTCTAAGTTTATTTATAAAATCTAAGCCAAGATCAGAGTCTTTAATGGTATTTTTAATTCTTATATCAGAAGAATCCAAAAGAGAACCAGTGTAATATAAGTTATCCCATCTATAGTCAGCATTACGTACTCCAAGATCGTACTGTGCGTCAAAATATGGATAAAAGCTATTAGACCAACCGGCATAATTTCTGTTATAAAATTTTATTCTATTAACTAATATATCAGTATTAAGATATACTCTTAAGAATCCTGGATCATATTGATCTCCTATTATAAGATTTCCTGATATGTCTAAATTACCGTTGGAGCTATCCCATTGTATTGAGTTAGCGGAACCAGCTCCAACCCTAAAGAACAATACTCCATCATCTCTTCTTAGGAAAATATTATTAAAATCAGAATCACTTAAAGATAAACCATGATGTCCAGCTGAAACAATGTTACCACCAACTTCAATTCCTCCAACTGATATTTTTCCAGTTACACTAGATAAATTTCCGCCAAAAGTAGCATTACCATTTGAATCTACTGAGAAGTTTGGAAATGATATAGAGGAGGTTCCACCTGTATCCATTTGTATATATGTACTAGCTGATCCAACCCTAAAATATGTAGTATCGTTAGTGTCTCTTCTTACCCAAGCATTATTCCATGAACCATCTATTCCTATCCCATTGTGTTCTGAGGCGTCGTAAACATTTTTTCCAATATAGACATCTCCGGCTCTTAAATAACCGCTCATTGTTCCCCCAGAAGCGTTAACAGTTCCAGTAAATGTTCCAGACGTAGCTGTTATGGCACCACTTATACTTACTTCACTTGCAGATAGTACTCCTCCAGATGTTACTCCAAATTTTCCAGAAGTAGTTGTTATTGCGCCGTTTGAGTATATTGTTAATCCTGTTGTGGTTACCTGACCAGCAGTTACGGTACCTCTAATGGAAGTGTTTGCAAACTCTGCGTTTCCGTTTCCTCTTATTATCCAACCGGTAGAACCAGTAACAAAATTATTTGATTGAATTACAGAGTTAACTCCATCTAGTTTTATTGTTTGAGCACCGATTGTTCCTGCTTTTATTTTATCTGCAGTTAATTCAAGAATTTCAGCTGATGCAATTAAAGTTGCTTGAGATGCTATTAAACTAGTCCAAGCTCCATAATTTCCAGATGTATCAAATGATCTTATTCTTCCATAAACTGGTGATGTAGATGTTATTGCTTGAGCTATGTCATTTAAAACAACGCTAAAAACACTACTTGAGCTTTCTCCGTGATTGTATTAAATATTGTGAATCTAAATTATTTTGTGAATATACTTGATATTCATATCCTTTTAAGTCTTCATCATTTGGGGCGTCAAATTTAAACATTAAAGATTTTGAATTGTTATATAAACCAAAGTTGGCTATATCAATTCCACCTGGAATACTGCTATCTGTTGGAGTTTCTAGTATTATGCTATTTTCAGCAGCAACTGTGCTTAAGTTATTATCGTAAGCTTCTACTTTTATTAAGTATCTTTTTCCTGGTTTTAAATCTTGGATAGTTTTTTTAATTATAGTCATATTTATTAACCTTTAAATGATATAGCTGGATCATATTCTTTTGCTCCCAATATTAAATCATATGCTTTTAAGTATTGGAAATTTATCATTTCTACTTCATTTCCATTTGAGGATTTATTATCTTGTTCTAAAGTTTCAATTAAGAAATAATATTTTTTATTTTCCAAACTTGAATCATTGTATATAATTGACTCTTCAATAGATGAAGAATATAAATCTATTTCTGTCCAGTCTAAATATACTTCTTCCGTTTGCTCTATTGGGCCTACTGATGGATCGAAGCCTAAAATATAGTAATCTTGTTTTGACTTAATTATTTTTAATCTAACTTTTCCACCATTTGGTTTTTTATAAGCTTTAATTTTCAAAAATGGACCATTAAATGAACCTGATACTTTTGCGTTTATCTTTGTTGTTTTATAACCTAGCCAATCTACGCTTTGATTAAAATATGAAAACTGTTGTTTATCAATGTCGGGCTCATTTGCATTAACTTCTGTCAGATAATTATCTAAATTTGAAATATTTAAATTGTATAAAGAAGTATTGTACAGAGATGGATTTTCTAAAAGATTATTTAATGTACTTTCTGATACCTGCCTATATGCTTTTTTTGAATTATATTGAACTTCTTCTAGATACTTTAGATGATCATTTCCATAGTAGAGATTATATTCACCAACAATATCTACTCCAGCTTCGTGATTCTTTGCACTTAAAAAGTATAAATATCCATTTAAAACGGTTGACCTAACTGCTGTATATATCCCTGAATTCACATCTTCGTGGATAACTATATATTGCTTTTTATCTTCTTCTTTTTCTGCGGAAGTAGAAATTTTATTATAAAAATCTTTATAGTCTAGTTTAATTCCTATAATTTGATTTTCTTCTATGTCATCAAATGGATTATAAATATCTATAGGTCGCCTCAATGGAGGATATACGTAAACAGGAGTAGTTGAAGATAAATCAAAATCTCTTTTAAAGTACTTAAACCAACTCATTTAATTATCCTTCTAATTCAACATAAGATACAATAATATCATATCTTCCGTTTTCTTCAGTATCGGCATTTATCGAAGCGCTCAGGAGTACATCTATTACAGGAACTCCTCCAACTAATATATCTTGGAGATAAGAATCTATCTCTATAGAAATAGGTTCTTCTGATTTTGAAAAAGGAATTATTGCTGTAGAACTATCTCTATCTGTCTGATAGTCTATATCGCTTATTTTTATTTGAATGCTTCCATCACCAGAACTATGGCTATGATTTGCAAAATCTATTCCTGCTATCTTAACGCCATCTTTTAATTGAATATCTCCAGTTACAACTCCACCAGATCTCAATAAGTATTGCGGATGGTCATTTTCAAGAAGGTCGTTAAAATATTTATGACTAGAGTTTAATGTTTCATTTTTTTCATGAAAAGAAATTACTTCTTCAAATATAGTGCTGTAATTATCTTCATTTACATCAGTGTATATTGATGGAGAAATATACCCAGAAACTAATTGAAACTGTCTAGAAAAAGAAATATATTTTCTTTTAAGTCTTACTGTTTCTAAGAAACCAATTATTCTTTTTTCTATATTAACCTTTTTTTGCCTAAGATCAGACATTAAAGATGCTAAGTTTCCGTTAATTGTAGAAGAAGCTATAACTACTTCTTTTGCTAAAGCTGGTGCTTTATTTTTCATATCTGATGATAATAAGTCTATTTCTAAAGGAGAAGAAATCATAGATCTAGATTTTAAAGCAGGAGCTAAGAAATTATTATAATATAGCTCACATGTATCAACCATTTCTTTTTTAACTAATCCTAATATTTTTTTTATTTCAGATTCATATGAATTTATTTTGAGAGAAAAAAACGCTTCGAATTGCGTGGCTTGGACTTTTGAGACATAATCCATTTCGGACTTTGAGAGTTTTGGTGGTAACGATGTGATTTCTTGGGCAAAGAGTTTCGTATATTCTTTAAGCGATTTTGTCCAAAAGTAGAATTCTTTTGCAATTGTTTTTTCTGCTTCATCTTTATATGTATCCCCTATTGTATTTATAATAAATTGATTCATACACTGAAGCTCATGAATAAAATAAGATAAAAATGTTTTTATATCATAATAATAACTTAATTCTGTCTTACCTACATAAGCTTCATATTCCATCGTTAGAGCTCTGCATCCTCTGCATTTATGCTCTTTTGCGTAACAAAACTCTTGATAGGAAATATAACCAGCTGGTGGTATATTAGATATCGATATTTCTTCACTTACTTTTGTATTATTTTTATTAACAACTTCATTCCACACTTGTGCGTGTGCTGTATCTAGGTCTGGAGATGTATCTGGATTAACATAAACTTTTGATAAAAATATATCAATCTCTTTCATTATCTTCATAATATTTATTCTAGTTTGAACTATTTCATTAATAATAGAGCTTATCTCTATAGAGTTTGAAACAGTTGCTTTAAAATAGTTTTCAGAATAATATTCTGAATATCTTGAGTTTAAATCATTTTCTGTATCTTTAAATGTATTTGTAGTTAAATCAAAATTATTATTTAAACTATACAAAGATTCTGAATTTGTTCCTAAATTTGTATTTGGTGTATTTATAGACATATTAAACCTTAAAACATATTTCTTTTAATTTTTGAAGATGGTTTTTTTCTTAATCCAAGTTTGACTTGATTTGGATTTATTTTTTCTGCTCTACTTACAAGTTTATTTGTTTTTTCATCTTTTTCTTGATTTATTAATTGCTCATTGGGCATAAAGAAAGTACTTGATACTGACTCCGTATTCGTAGCATATTTTACTTTACTAAACTCTCCGTAGTTTTGAGTAATAGCCAATAAGGCTAAAAGCAGGGCGTCATGCGCGTGATCTGCTGCCGATCCAGCTGCTTCAAAAACAGGTCTTCCATTTTGAGTTGTTCTAACTACAACATAAGATATTAACTGCATATAAAGTTCATCATCAGAAGACGGAACCATAAGTTGTTCTTTTTCTAAAGTTTGCCTAAGATTATCAACCATAAAAGGTTTAATGTCTTTTTTAATCATTAACTTAGTGTATGGATCTCTAATATCTACTGTTTCAGCAAAGCTTACGCCTTTTACCTTTTCTTTTAAACCACTTCTTGGATTTTCAACTCCATGTTTTTTAAGTAATTCAACTTGAACTTCTCCAAATCCTCTGTCAACATAAATATGCTTTGGTTGAAGAATTTCGTTTAATTCTATAATTCTACTAACAGCTTTTGTTAATGTATATTCTGATTTTTCTATTTCTTCTCTGTAGCATAGCTTGAATTTATTCCTAAACTCTTGCTCTTCGTAGTTTCCTGAGCATACTTCTAATACAACTATATTTGTACCTGCTCCATATTTATCCCAGTCAACACCTATAACATGAAAACTTCTTGCTGATGTAACAGCTGGTACGTAATTCCAAGAAGGCTCCACAAAGGCTAGGTCAACATATCTTCTAGGATATACTCCTTCCGAATCTTCTCCCCAGTCTGCTTCGATTTCATGTCTATAACCCATTTCTGAATATTGTTCTCTAAATTCATCTTCTTGATCCTTACTGAAGAAAGGGTTTGCGTATGAAGGAAACCAAAATTCTTTAAACCTTGGATTTCTACACCATTCCCAAAATTTTTCTCTTCTTCCAGTTGGAGTAGAAGCCCCAATTAAAACTTTATCAGGCTGATCCTCTGCTGTCTTCTGGAGCATTGCATAAAGTGCATCGAGGTCATCATTGTGCATGTAATCCATTTCGTCCAAAACAATAACATGAGCTTCTTGACCACGAGCTACGTCAGATTTACCACCAGATCTCATTCCGGATGTAAAGAATCTTATTGTAGATCCATTTGAGAATTGAATCATAAATTGAG